ACTCATCTACGTACAATTGGGTTTGATAATGCTACGATTGAATTATTAGAACAGTATCCATGTGAGTCTGGAAAAGAATTACGAAAAAGAGAGAATGATTATATTATAGAAGTAAAAGACGATCCATTATGTCTTAATGAAAATAGAGCACATGTTTCAAAAGAAGAAAGGGCAATAACTACAAAGAAATATTATGAAGAAAATCGCGATATTATTCTTAATAGAGTAAAACAATATCGTGAAGATCATTATGAAGAAGTATTACAGAAAAAAGCAGCATATAGAGAACAGCATCATGCAGAATTATGCGAAAAACAGAAAGAATATGCAGCAAATCATAAAGAAGAATATAAACAATCAAGAAAAAAATATAATGATGCGCATAAAGAACATATTGCAGAGCAATGTAGAAAATACAATGATGCTCACAAAGAACAGGTTGCTGCATATAAATTAGAATGGACGCGAAAGAAACGCGAAGAAATTGCAAAAGCTACTGAGGAAGAGCGCAAAGAACAACGTCTTGCTCGTACAAAGAAGAAGGAAGAACGATTAGCACAAGAACGAATAATTGTGGAATGTGAGTGTGGTGGAACATATCAATCCTATCGTAAACAACGACATATGGATAGTAAAAAACATATGTTGCTTGTTAATACATAAAATTGATAGTTATATTTATATAATATTAAAATAATGCAATATATAATCTATCAAATTATACTATAATGACATGTTCTATCACTGCTAAAAAGTTATGTGATCAAGAATGTGATATTTGTTTTAACAAATCATTTGCTTCGCATCCAAAAGTAAATTGTTGGAGTTCTAAAAATGCTAAAAAACCACGTGAAGTTTTTAAAGGCTCTGAACAATATGGTATATTTAAGTGTGATGAATGTAAACATGAATTTAACTCAAAAATATATAATGTTCTTACAGGATATTGGTGTCCATATTGTAAGAATAAAAAGTTATGTGATCAAGAATGTAAAACATGTTTTGCAAAATCATTTGCTTCGCATCCAAAAGTAAATTGTTGGAGTTCTAAAAATGCTAAAAAACCACGTGAAATATTTAAAGGTTCTGAACAAAGAGCAATATTTAAGTGTGATGAATGTAAACACGAAAATGAATCGCATTTATATAATGTTCTTACAGGATATTGGTGTCCATATTGTAAGAATAAAAAATTATGCGATCAAGATTGTGATATTTGTTTTAACAAATCATTTGCATCGCATCCAAAAGTTAATTGTTGGAGTTCTAAAAATATAAATATTCCTAGAGATGAATTTCAGGGTTCAAATAAACGAGCAATATTTAATTGTGATAAATGTAATTCAGAGTTTGATTCTATTCTATACAATATACTTACAGGATATTGGTGTCCCTATTGTAAGAATAAATCAGAAGCAAAAATGTTAGAATTTCTTTCCAATCAGTATCCAAACTGTAAGAAACAGTTGCGATTTGATTGGTGTAGATTTTCTAAAACAAACAATATTATGCCATTTGATTTTGGAGTAGATAAAGTATTAATTGAGTTGGATGGAGAACAACACTTTATGCAAATTTCCAATTGGGATACGCCTGAAAATGTCCAGACAAAAGATAAAGAAAAGATTCAAAAATGTATGGAACAGGGATATTCCATTATTCATATTTCACAGCTGGATGTATGGTATGATAAATATGATTGGAAGACAGTTATACAAGAAGAGATTACATTTCTACAAGATCAACCACCTACATGTGTTTTCATATCAAGTCAGGATATATATGGAAATCATTGTATTGGAATTGAAAATTGTAAAATGCGAAATCCTCTAAGAAAGCCCGAAATTTAAGAAAATGAGACAGGAGGGGTACTATGGTTAGTTTTTAGAACAGTATATTCCAAAAAATAATCATTTACAAATGGGTAAATTTAAATGTAAAATTTACATCGGGAATCCAACGAGTTTGAATCCGAGACCCAACGAGGCCCCCTGTCTGCTTGTAACACCCATACTGGGACTGACAGCATCCAAGATAGCGAACACGACAGCGGCCAAGACGGCCAGAGTGGCTACTTCATCAAACGGCAGAGCGCGTTTAGGGATAAAAATAGCGGCGGCGGCAATAACAAGACCTTCGATCAAATATTTGATAACACGGTTAACAATTTCAGCAAATCCGTAGCCCATCATTTCTTATATTTCTTCTTAAGAAAAAAACTCATGCAGCTCTTCTAAATCAATTTAAAGCATAATGAACAAAATGCTGTAGAATATGTCTGAATCACCGAACGTTGTAGAAGATTTTTTGGATGAGGACACTGAAATTCCTGGCCAGCGTTATGTGTTATTGAGTTTTCTTAGTCCGGAGAAAGTTCTAGATAAAAAGGAATTGTTTTTCTTTAAGAAGTTTGTAGAATCATATGAACTAGATTGGAAAGTTAAGAATTTAGAGAAATTCTTAATGGATACTGTTAAACGCGTAAATGATGAATTAGATGATAAAGCACGAGAACTCGAGAAGAATGACCAATCTGATTCTGCGGCGGTTTGTCGTAAACATCGCCTATCAGTTGATTCAATGCTAACCAATTACATGCAATTTGTAAAGGCTAATCAGGAGTCAATTTCAAAGACTAGCATTGGTGAGTCATATGATGAATTTCTGTTTAAAGAGAAGTCAAAATTGGAAGAGGAATTTTATGCCTTGAATGAATTTCGAACTTCAATTCGCGGTGTTAAAGTGCGCGGTGTATTTGGCAATACGAAGGAGGCTGAGTTGAAGGCTAAGAAACTGCAGACTAAAGATAAATATCACAATATTTTTATGGGTGAGATGGGTAAATGGACACCTTGGGATCCTAGTCCGAATGAGGTTAAGGATCAAGAGTATAACAATGACCAACTTAATACATTGATGAAAAAGTATAAGGAAAATGAGGATTCTCGTGAGAAGTTCTTTGAGGAACGAACGAAGGGCAGCAAACCTGTAACTACAGGGTCATCACTAACTGCTTCATCCGCATTTGGTGACATGTTTAGTTCACAGGGTGATTTGGCACTTCAGCGTAAAGTAGAGAAAGCATCCGTTACGATTGAACGTGTTGATGAGTCTAAGGATGATGCTGCTGCTGCTTCTGCTGCTTCTGCTGCTTCTGCTGCTTCTGCTGAGTAATTGTACTAAATTATTAAATATTAAATACTATATTATAGAATATATCTATTCAATTATCATTTGAAAAATATAAAGAATATTATATAATATTATATATAATATTATATAATAATTATGCCTCTAAGTAATCATACAATACGAGTAGTAAAATCTGCATTTTGTAATGCCACGCGTAAACAGATTAAGCGTGTATATAAAGGTATGGATGGATATAGTGATGAAAAACACGAACGATATATAACTACATATGGAGAAATGACATTAAAAGGGATTGAGCAATTAGTTAAACTTTTTGAAAAATCTCAACCAATACAAACATATCCTATAAATCAACAAACATTCTATGATCTCGGGTCAGGTCTTGGTAAGAATGTGATGATGGTTGCATCTCTAGTTCCAGGAATAAAATCAAAAGGTATTGAATTAGTTAAAGAACGTCATAATAAAGCAATGATTGCATATCATATGCTTAAACATAAATCAAAAACAAATATTGAATTTATGTGTGGTTCATTCTTTGATTATGATATAGCAGATGCTGCCTGGATATTTATTTCAAATCTGTGTTTTACAGATGAAATAAATAAGAAATTAACAGAACAACTTGAAAATCAGGTAAAACAGAATACATTAATAGCATGCTCTATAGAATTACCTGTATCTATATTTAAACTTATATATACAGGTTCAATTCCTATGACATGGGAAAAAAAATCAACAATATATTTATATAAAAAACTATAATCATTTAAGCATAATACCCAACATCAGGTACATCTCCGCCTACATAACTCTTAATACATGATTGACTGGCTCCATCGCAAAATGAACCCTCGGGGCATGGTTCACCTCCATTAGGAGATCTGCACATATAATCCGTATTTGCATCAGGACGATAAGAATCTTGCATTCCTCCTTGAGGCACATTTACATTCTGAACCATATTCTCAAATCCAGATGCATAATGCGGTTCCATCTGGTCAATAAAACGCACAACAATCGGTAAAAGTACAACTGCTAAAACAAGAAAGAGCAACATGCAACCGAATCCCATTGCTTTTGAGTTATTCATCTTCTAGCAATGAAAGAGTTTTTTTATTAGCGATCAGGAGTAAGAGGTAAATCAGAAAAATGAGGAAGTACTGGTGCAATATCAGATTTACAGTATCCATTCATACACCGTAGACCAAGTGGACACGATGGCAAATCTACACCACAACGTTTTGCATCGACAAATCCATCAATGAATCCATCAATATTGTTATAAGTACAATATAAAATAACAATGATAAGTGCTATTACAATGAGCTGTTTTAAACGCATTCTAATAGTATTGTGTATTTAATTATGAAAATAATCCAGATAATTTATTTTTAACATCTATCATAGATGGCGGATCTGCATAACACATCATAGAGTAGTCAGTACTATCTTCTTTACTCTTGCAACCTCCATATCCATTTCCATGATCTTTAGTAAATTGTTCTTTTTCTTTATCATTCATTACAGTTAAAATGGAAATATCGTGATTTCCATTTAATTGCTCACATTCTTTCGATGTATATAATCGCATAGTATTTTCAGGAACAATAATTTTTTTGTCTAATTTTATTGTAAATGGTTTATTTGTTATTCCTAATAATTTTCCATCAACACTACAGTCACTTGGAGGCAATGATTTAATTTTATTAAGCCCTTTACATGTGTCATTACAATTTATTTCTTTACCATTCTTAGTCAGAGTACATTGACTATTCTTAAATTTGGCACCATCTATTTTATCACATTCTGATTGTGTATATTGTCTGGGTATAATTGTATCTTTACCAAGTATAATATTTTTAAATTCTGGATGAATTGTATATCCAGCAGAGCCACAATAATCAGGTATAGTTTCATCATTTTTAAATCCTTCTGTAAAATGTAAACAGTACACTAGAACAACAATAAGAATCATTAATAATAACAATGATAAACAATGTTTTTTGTTCATACTAATACTTCTTCTGAACATTAATTGCAGGTCCACGTAACTTCATATTTGCTCGAGGGTCAAAGTTATTAATCTCTTCTTCTTCCTTAATACGTGAAATCATCTCAGATTGTCTCCATAATTCAGGAGCACCCATCTTAAATTCTCCATGAACTTCTGCCTTGTACCAATAAATCGTATCTTCCAATTTATTACTCTGTGTATTGTTATTAATAACCAGACATTCATAATTCTGTGTACATTGATCCATCATTTGACAGAAAAACTCAAATGATGGAAATGCAGAACCGTAGTTTTCAAACAGACGACGACGATTATTCAAATATGGTTCTCTTAGAATAAAAACATAATCAATATTTGTACGAAGAGCGGGTTGAATACCGAGAGGAAACTGCATCGTAATAATAAAAAATACCTTTAACCAACGTCCGTTCATAAAGAGATAACGAATATTCTTATCATGAGTCCAGGAATCATCATACATACAATCATCCAAAATTAAAAAGGCACGGGGATCAATATTGGATTTCATACCACGTCCTTCATCCTGTTGTATCCGCGCCATGACCAATTTCTGACGTTTTACGAAATTTGCTAAAATAATAGCACTATATTCACCATGAATAAACATGGGTGGAACAATCTTTTTAAAGAAGCCGTTTGACTCTTCTGTACCTGAAATGACGCATCCTAACGGTATATCTTGATGATGAAAGAGTAAATCACGAACAAGCGTAGATTTACCAGTACGACGGCGGCCAATAAAAACAGCAACTGCATCTTGTGGAATTGATTTCATTACAAACTTCCGGAGATTTACGTTTACACCACCCTGTGATGCCATTCTAATACAATATATATTTCATATGCGTACTCTTTTCAACACATAAGTCTACGAATCAATAAGATGTTATCAGTGGTGAAGTCTATTAAGAAAGAACAATGCAGAGAGTGTGATATTTCAGAAAATGATAGAACATCATTTGGAACAATTGAACACATGCAACGATACAATCCTATGTTAGAATTATTTCCTCATCCTGAAAATGTGAATTCAAAAATGAATTTAGAACTTCCTTCCAAGTATCAAGTTTGTGAATGGAAAGAAGAATATAAACCCAATTTCTGGAAAGCAAAACGTATTTATAATGGTGAAGAAGAGGAATGTAATGTATATACTAAAATTGTTCATTTATTAAACCCTATTGACATTCTTCGTGAAAAATATGCAAATCCTGTCCATCCATTTCTTCCACAAACAACAAATCAATGGAAAGATACTGTGCAAAAAGTACATAGTCAAAATAATCAAGCATATATCGATTATTTACTGAATTTTACTTTGAGCAGATTTCGTGAAATGGATCTTACTCCTCATTGTGTTTTGTTTTATGGATCATTTACAGGTATTAGTAAAAAATATAAATTTAATATTACAAATGAATATGATACATATCGCAATTACAGATGGTTTTGGAGTGGATTAGAAGAGAAACGCGCAAAGATTGTTGTAAATGAAGATACACCTGAAGAGCTTTATAATGAAATTATTACACCTCCATTTGAGAATGATGAAGAATTAGAAGATGATGATATTAGTGATGTACAGTCGGTTGGTTCTGCTACATCATTTTCATTTGATGATATTAAACAGGATATAACAGAATTAGTATCAGACCCACCTGATACAGTTCTTGATGCAACAGAACTTGAAGAATTAGAAATAGATAAGACTGATAAATTGGATATTCATAGCGAAGAAGATGAAGACGAAGAAGACGACGAAGACGATGATGACGACGACGATGAAGAAGACGACGACGATGATGACAATGATGATGACGACGACGACGACGATGAAGACGATGAAGAAGATGGATTTGAATTAGAAATTGGTTTAGAGCTCTCTAATATTCCTGTAATTACTATTGCACAAGAAGCACAAGAAGGAATTATGGATACACTTATTGATGATGATGAAATTGATGGATATGAACATGGATCGCCTGAGTGGGAACAAAGATGGGTTGCATGGTTATTTCAAATTATCGCAGCTTTAACTTTTCTTCAAAGTACGTTACATTTTACACACAATGATTTACATTCAAATAATATTCTATGGCGTTCAACTGATATGGCATTTTTATATTATAAAACAAAAGATGGAACTATATGGCGTGTTCCTACATATGGAAAAATCTTTAGTATTATTGATTTTGGTCGTGCCATTTTTCGTTTAGGCAAGAAAGAGTATATTTCAGACGATCATTGGCCCGATCAAGATGCAAGTGATCAATATAATTATGGATCATTTTATGACCCTAAAAAACCTAAATGTAAACCAAATATGTCATTTGACCTTTGCCGTCTATCAATTAGTTTAATCGATGGTTTATTTGACGAAGTACCGCCAAAGAAAAAAGGAAAAACTATTATGAGTAAAGAAGGTTCATGGAAAGTATATGAAACCAAATCTGAACTATATAATTTATTATGGAGCTGGACAGTGAATGATGCAGGCGAAACTATTTATGAAGACCGTGATGGTAACGAAAAATATGAAGGTTTTGATCTATATGTTAGAATTGCACATGATGTTCATAATGCTGTTCCACGTGAGCAATTAGATAAATCCATTTTTAAATTATTCTTGTGGAATTCACAAGAAAAAGTTAATGATAAGATTTATTCATTGGGTATTTAGATTCGTATTACCCGAATTGTAATTTGTATTACCTGAATTGTAATTAATTCGTATTACCCGTAGCATTGGGTAATAAAGCACAAGGGCATCCATTATCAGCTAATACGATACCATTTCCTTTTCTGTAATATACCATCTGTCCATTTTTAATTTCATTAACAATGGATTGATCCACAATACCGAGCGGCTTAGTGTATTTAACATTAGGGTTGTTGTTATTTGCTACATTATTAATGTATGCTCCAGATTCTGCTTTATATTTGCGACGCATAGTTAATAATGAACTGTCATATATTGTCGTAGACATTTTTCTATCTAGGTCTAATATTATCTTCCAATTAATCGTGGCGGGCCAATTTGCAATTCAAAATCGCTTGATTCAGATAATCCAGTAAAAGATGGCAATTCAAATTTAGGAAAAATATCAGGTATCAATACACCAACAAATGCAACAAATATGGAACCACTAATAAAGTCTTGCAGATATTGAATATTTCTGTATTCTTTTTCTTTATATTTTGAACCAAGAAAACTCAATACAATAAATATACTACCTCCAACAAATATCCATGGAAACCAGACTGGTATCATTTAATCAAAACAAGTGAGAAAATATTATAGTATATGACCGCGTTTTATTATAGTTCTTCATAATCATCCAACGGAGATGATTCAATATCATCTAGTTGATCACAATCATCTACTGATAATGATACTCCCGCTGTATCTAATATTTCTAGATCCGGAGATGAATTTGATGAATCTGCATCAATCATTTTAGATTCTTCAGGATCTTCGCTACTAAATAATGTATTGTACTTTGCAAATGACACAGATGGTTTCTCATCAAGATTAATTATCTGAGGAGATTCATTTAATTCAACTAGTGGCAATGAAGATGCAATTGTATTAAATGCAGATTTAACAGTTGATAATAACCCATTTGGTTCAGACTCTGTTATATGTTCTTCTAATTGTTCTAAAGGCTCTGCTAAAGGTTCTTCTAAAGGCTCTTTTGGTTCTTCCACAAGTTTTTCGACAGGTTTTTCCACAAGTTTTTCCACAGGATCAGATAAAGTTGATTTTGAATCTGCACTGTCAAGTTTATTAATACTTACATCATCATCGCTATCATCATCTGCCTCTTTGGCATCTTTAGTATCTTTTGCATCATTATTAACTAGATTCTTTAAAATGGATTTAACAGGTACTAAACTGCGCACAGCCTGTAAAATACCCTCACTTATAATTCCTTCAATTGCTTTATAATTCTGCTGACGGTCAACTCCTGAAATATCTTCGCGAAACAGATATGTAGAACTCCACAGTAATTTTGAAATTTCACAGAGTACTTTAAATAAAAAATGCTCTACTTTTGGAATCGTAATTTCAACTTTTTTGTTATTTGCAGATAAACGAATTGCAGTTAATACTTTAGTATGTGCAATAAATACTGCAGTCAATAGATCCTCTAAGTAATCACAACCAGTATTTCCATGGATAGTATTAATCTCATTATGAACTTTCTCCATATTCCAATCGTGAATCTCATTCAAATATGTTTGAAATTGCCATAATACTTTTTTAGATTCAGAACCCTGTTTAGCTTTAGCCAATAAATCAACAAAAAATTGAAAATATGCAGGAATTAAAAATATACATAATTGTTTTGTATATTCTGTACGTGTATCCGAATACACTGAAACAATAGAATCCATATTCATTCTTCTTGTTTCACGGTTGTTGCCGAGACCTTATATAACGCGCTTGATAAAAATGCCCACGATGAACCAGAACATTCAATACATTTGCCGTAGTCCTTTAGAATATCTTCATTTGACAGCAATGATTTTATTAAAATCTCTGGATGATATCCATTTTTAATATAAGTTATAACACTATCTACTGATAGTTGCTCTAATTCCAAATGTTCTTTACATGATTGTTCTAAAGTTGAACGCCATATTTCAGGATATTGTAATTGAAGAGTTATACATTGTTTTGCACGACGATATGATAAATCATTGTATGCTAAATATTGCATAATTTCAGAAACATTAACGTCATTAAATGTAGATATGTATTGTTCTAATTGATTTAATGTAGGTTGATTAATACGTTTAATTTTACATCGTGAACGAATAGGTTCTTGAAGACGACACGCATCACGACATTCTAGAATAAATAATACATCGGATGCATGTGTTTCTAAAATACGACGTAAAAATGCCTGTGCTTCTGGTGTTAAATCATCTGCGCCTTCTAACCATAAAATAGCAGGTTCTGTACGTCGTGCCCAAATGTGCAATTTTTGTCGTCCATCACGTAAAGTACGATCTTTACGACATGGACAAATAAAAAGTTGTTTTTCCATTGTTTTTGCATATTGCTGTATCCAGTAACTTTTACCAGAGCCTGGTGGTCCAGTTATAATAATGGGAATTTTATCCATTAAGTAATAATCATGTATATAGGTTTATATTCTTATTTTACACTATACGTTAAATAGTCACGATAATAGATTAAACCATAATTAATATTTTTAGTATAGAGCAGAGTATGAACAATATTCTCGTGTGCATTCAATTGCTTAATCTCTCGTGTAGGTCTAAATAAATCATTTAGTACTTTAATATATGGTGTAATATTTACAAATACAGTTATTGCATATCGCAATGCATTGTAAGGTACGTGTAGATATTCAATAGTACAAATTGCAATGGGTCCATATTCTATTTGCGATTTTAAAATATCAACCCATCCAGGAACTTCCTCCTTTAATTCATTATACATTGTATCATATGGTCGTTCGTTTTTTTTAACTCCACCACCTAAATCACCAATTACATTACCATTACATTTACCATTTTGCCAAAATATATCACATAATATATGATATATTTTGGCATCTACTTCACACCAGGGAATTATACCAATTCGTGCACCATAACCCGCGGGTATTGCTTTTAGCTCAGTAAGTGTAATTTGTTTACCAACTATGTGCTTGTCATTGGATTTATGAACAAACTTTTCAACACCGCCTTTGATAAATTGTGTCATTGATTATATCTGTGTATTAAACATTAGTTCAATTTTCTTTTTTTCAATTTCATGATCATAAATAATCCCTACAACAAGATTATTGTGTGTGAAATATTTATTAATAATTTTGTTTATTTGCAGAGAAGTAATTGATTTAATATAAGAATCATATACTTTATTAAAAGATACTTCATTGTCTTTTAAAATTGTAGAAATACCATTATATTCTGCAAGAGTATCCATTGACTGTAAATCTATTAACATATTGCCTTTAAAATTACCCTTTGCTACTTCTACTTCTTTGACAGTTACTCCATTCTTTACAAGATCTTTAATTAATTCTATAAGAATTGGGATAATACCTATATCTTTACCATCTACCATTAATTTTTCTGGGTCTGTTTCTATATGAAAATTAAAATAACCACTATGCTCATGATATGTATTCTTAGCAGAAGAACGATATGTTAGACCACGTTTTGTACGAAATATTGTAAATAATCTGCCACTAAATCCATTAAGAATATGTTTTAAAATTTTAAGAATATATCTATCTTTCGAATAAGAACTGCATGTTCGAAATCCTACATGCAAAATAGTAGCGGCGATTCCATTCTTTTTATGATAAATAAAATGATTATTAATTGGCTCGATAGATAGCGTTGGATAAAGATGTATCTGTGCAGGGTGAGATAATACTGTATTCATAAAATAACTTTTTTTAAGAAATGCAACAATTTTCGCAAATGAAATATTAGATACTACACTACATACCATATTAGAAGGCCGATAAAACCATTTATACCACTGATAAACATCTTCATATTTTAAATAAGTAGCGGTTGGATGATAATCAATAATATCAATCGGATTCTCATAAGAGCTTCCTTTAAAATACAATTTATCTAATGCTTTCTCTAACATATAACTATTATTATCTTGTGTACGAATATTTTCTTCAACTACAACATGCTGTTCTTTATAGAATTCCTTTTTAGAAAAAGAAGAATTCATCAACATTTCTGATAAAAGATTAGTACAATGTTCTATATGATTATCATCGCATGTCAATGTATATGTAGTATATCGTTTTTCAGTATATGCATTAAAATATGCACCAATTTTATTATACTCCATTAATAAATTACGTGCTTTAGTATGTTCACGTGTTCCTTTAAAGCACATATGCTCTACAAGATGCGATGCTCCTCTTATTGGCGGTATTTCAAAAGCAGAACCAACACTACAAAATATATGTACACATGTTAATGGAATAGCTTGTTCAGATTTCTGATAAACCACTTGGAATCCATTGTCAAACGTATGTCGCTTGATCATTACTGTAGTAATAGAATTTAATTATCATATTCATTTTTAACATTGTATGTATCAGCCTTGTGCAGATAAGAATTGTCGGTATTCTCTAATAGCTGCTTCATCTAATTCAGCATTCTTACGCAAACTCTGCATTAATGGATTATTATCTACAGCTTCCACGGATTGGTACGTATTACGTTCGCGACTTACATCCAATTTCAATGGAACACGATATTCTACGCGCCCAATGTCACCTACACCAGGAGTAATGTCTAAGGAGCGATTAATGGCAAGTGGACGATCATTCATAATATCAGCATCTAATTTATTAGATTTCTGAATTCCAGGATTACCATTAAATGTGGCAGAACCACCTGAACCTGCAATAGGTTTGCGTCCACGAGCAATGACTTCCTTATTAGGATTCGTACGCATATTAGATGCAAATGTAGTATCCATGGCATCACTCCATGCACCATTACCACCAGGACCTGTCCATGCAAGACCTGCTGATAACTGCGCCTTCTGTGTAGAACGTGCAATATTATCAGGGTCATATACTTTCAAGCGATTTGTAGCAGATGCGCCGTCACCACCTGCAATACCAGGACGGTCCAAATAAATAGTGGATTCCTTAACCGTTGTACGTGCAATATCAGATGGATCCCATACAGTAATAGCAGGGGCACGGTCGGGATAACTAATAGGTGTGCCTGTCATACGAATATTACCAATAGTCTCTCCACGACGTGTAGGGCGTGCATCATCTGTATAATGAGTAGTAACAAGCTGATTATCGGCAGGTGCTGCATTTAATGCCATGACACGTTCAGACGTTTCATTACGTTCATTAGGGCGAATTTCAATTGAGGATTTGCCATAATCTGCTTCTTGTCCACCCATATCTTTTGTAAAATAAGTAGTCATATCTGCATTACGAAAACCTGCGCCACCATATTGTTGTGACATAGGCATACGATATGAACCAGTTACATAACCTTCACTGAAGTCCTGTGAAGCGGCAATACCTCCATATTCCACGGATGTTTCAGGGCGTGTAGTATGCGGTAAGACTTGTGTACTACGAACAGTTTCCTTAATAACATCACCTGTTGTAACAAAATTGCGCTCACCTGATTCATTAAGAAAGAAGGTATCGGGTTTATATTTACGAACCTCACCTGCATCTTTTGCAGCGGAGCCAATAAAATGTCCTCCAGGAACCATAGGCTGATTATATGTTTCCTTAGGATTAGAGAGCACACGAAGGTCATTCGTATCTTTAGGACGCATAATTTCATTAATTTCAAGTTGTTGAAATCCACCTTTACCAGCAAATCCGAATTTTTCACCTAAACCTGCACCAACTTTGGTGGGTTCAAATGGAAGTTCACCGCGCCGTGCAATGGGTGCATTAATACGTGATTGAATAAAGTCGGTATTGTCTTCCATTCCAAAAGGATTGCCAAATGGTGCACGAGATGTTTCAAACATATTTTCGACTTCACGCTTTTTAATCTGTGTACTACCTGTTCCATTGTATGCATCGAGTGTACCTGTATTTGCATGGGCTGACATATTTTGTTTAATACGACCACCATAAAACGGTTGCATATTGTTATGCTTATATTCACCTGAAGGAATGCGTTGACCTGAAAGAGGACTAATTACATAATCGCTATTGATGTATGTAGATGCTGATTCTGTATTATCCGACCGATATTCTACCATTGGTACATTAGAATCAATAGGTGTTTGTTTTGGTCTCATACCGGGATTACCAGACATAGGTGCATATGGTGGTTTATTTGAAGCATATCCAAAAGCAGTACCGTAAGGACCATTGCTTGGCTCTGATGGATACGTTTGACCATTTGGATTTTGATACATCATATCTAAATCAGGGCCAAATCCAACCGCTGATGCGCCTTTTGGTGCTACAGTTAGTGGATCACTGTTAGGGCCTCGTGCAGCAGGAATAAATCCTTCATTTGTTTTAAATAATGGATATGAATGATCACGAGGGGGATCTCTGCTCATAGGAATTTCTGCATTTATTTCTGGATTTTTAGGTGTTTTACTCTGACTTACTCTTGATATAAGATATCCTAATCCAAGAAGGCCAGACAGAGCTACTGCTTCCATACTACAGATTTCCACCTTTAATTTTTTGGAATAATTGCTTCCTTATTTTATCTATAAATATCCAAATATTTAGTCAAAAGGTCTAAAGATAAAATAATATATACATACAATGAGCCTTAATATTACATTGGATGATATTCGTCCATGTTTACTTGAAGATAAAAGTGTAATGATTACTCTTACAAATTATGGATATATTTCATATACTCGTAATATGTTAAAAAGTTTAAAACCATTTGATCTTGATAAAAAGATATTTATTATTTGCATGGATGATAAATCAGCACAAGAACTATCATCAGATGGCTATCATGTTTATAGTATGAATGCAAATAATTTCGAACATTTTATTCCGTGGAATACAAAAGGTTATGACCATATATGTTATTTTAAATTAGTAATTATATATCAGATTCTGTTATTATCAAAAAATCTATTATATATAGATGGCGATATTGTGTTTTTAAAATCACCACTTCCAGACCTTCTATCTTGGCAGGCAAATACAGAAAATGATGTTTGGATACAGAACGATGGACTTTCAAATAGCAATACTAATAATGTATGTGCAGGATATGTATATATTAGGTCTACAGAGAATACAATTTATCTATATGATTGTTTAAATGATACTGCAAAAGCACGCTATAAAGAATGCACAGCTCATAATAATGACCAAACATATTTTAACATATTTATTAAACCATATTGTAAAACGGTTGTACTTCCATTAGAATATTATCCTAATGGAAATATATTTTATACATTTTCTGAACGATTTGTTACAACTGCAGTTATGGTTCATTTTAATTGGACAGTAGGTCACGAAAAGATTGAAAAAATGAAGAAACATAACTTATGGCTTTTAACTGAAGAAACGGAAGAAACTATAGAATATAAACCAGAATAATATAATATTATATATGACAATTATAATATCAGCTACAGATATACAGCCTCATTTATTAGATGGTACAGTGCTAACTACATTAACAAATTATGGATATTTATTATATACGCTAAATATGCTCAAAAGTCTTAGGCCATATGGTCTAGATAGAAAAGTACTTATTGTAACAATTGATGAGAAATCCCATATTATATTACAAAATATGGGATATCATACTATCTGTATTCACGATTCACTTGCTAAATTCTTTCCATGGAATTCAAAAGGATATGATAAAATATGTTATTATAAACTGGAGATGATTTATCAAATTTTATCATTAGGACACAATCTAGTTCTCATTGATGGAGATATTGTCTTTCAACAAAATCCAGTAAAAGATATTTTAGAATGGAATCAATCTACAGAGGATGTTTGGATACAAAATGATAGTACAGATGATAATAATACAACCAATATGTGTACAGGATACATGTTCATTCGGTCTAATGCAAAAATGATTGATTTATATGATTGTGTATCAGATGCAGGTAAAGAGAAATATAAAAAATGTGCTCTAGATAATAATGACCAGACATATTTTAATAAATATGTAAAACCTGAATGTACTATGAAAGGACTTCCACTTGCATTATATCCAAATGGAGACTTTTTCTATAACTCATCTAATTTAACAACCGTCCTTGTTCATTTTAATTGGGTTAAAGGGCATCAGAAAATGGCAAAAATGAAAGCGCATAAATTGTGGCTACTTACACCAGAAGAAGAAATGTTTTAGCGCATATGCTTTTCATGACCTAATTCACCAATTTCAGGTTGGTCACGTGATTGCATACATGTCTTTGCGCGATGTGTATTATATTTTTCTTTATCGAGATTGCGGGAAGGAATGAAATGATCAAATGGCGTTTCAAATGATTCTTGGGGATTATGAAATAAATGATCCCAACGATTCCATCCTGTTGCACGAAGTGTACAAGGAGGATCTACTAAACGAGCAAATGTAAGTGGAATATTTTCATCTTGTGCGTGTTCCAAACCAGTCTGATTAATTTGATTATTATCAGGATTATACTGTACAGCATCACATCTAATCTTAGTTCCAAGACGTGAAATACCTTTCAGATCTGATTCAACATCTGTTTTCCATTTACCTTGTGGCCATGATGCACCACTTGCTTGAATACGTGTAGTAACATTTACAGGAAATGTTGTCGGACAGTTTGTAGCAGGACGATTTAAATAATATCGTGATGCATATGAGGTAATTCGCATATCATCCACTTGATGAAAAGGATCATTACGAGGACGTGTTAAAGCTTGTTGAGTTGTATAACATGAATCCATTCTTCTTCTATAATATTTATTTTGTATGGTATTTAGTATTTCTCGGGTTTCATACAAACTTCATTTACCATTGGAAGAGGTGCCTGAACAGCGGGATATGCTTTCATTTGATAAACTGGTAAGTGATCTTTTTGTATATTAATTTTTAATTGCGTTTTTAGATTATCACGAACAATCTCTTTATCACCTTTTTGAGGTGGCTGATATTGTCTCCACGGAGCAAATGTATTTGGAATATTAATTCTGCGTAGGTCTGATTCTAAATCCACCATATTACCCTTAATAATTGTTGCATCATTGCCGCCGACGAGACCTAAAATATGCCGTTGAGGAGTAGGATTTACAAATTGTGAAGGTAAATAATCATAATGCTGAGGAAGTTCCTTCTTTTCCCAATGAGATTCCAACAATGACCCGTATGCATCATTAAGATTGCTTAAGTATATAGCCATTTCTAATTAGATGCTAAATAAAAATTGACATAATACTTCTAGTTATTCTATAATTAGAAGATGGCTATGAATATGGAGCGATACAAAAATATCTTGAAAGAATCTGATATGTATATGAAATCGTATTTCTCAATGTATATGGAATCTGGTGCAAAAGATATACGATATCTAGCAAGTTTATATGAGTCTCTTATTGAACTTGCAGTGCTAATTAATGAAGGCGAAGAAACTCCTCGATTGATTGAATTAGGTGTGCGGTGGGAAACTAGTTTAAATGAGCGAAAGAAAGCGATTAAAAAGAGAAAATAACAAGAATGTATATTAAAAATATAAAATTGAAATATATTTTTAATACAGATAAGTTAAACCTACATTTACATCATGTCGCATATTATCATTTCGCTGGATGGAAACATTGGTGCTGGTAAGTCGACCCTGTTGAAAGAGATTCGTGAACAGATTCCCGAAATTTATATCGTGGATGAACCTGTGGATCAATGGACGTATCTTATTGACGAAAATGAGAAGAATATTTTAGAACTCTTTTATGAGGACAAAAAGCGTTGGGGATATACTTTTCAAACATGTGCACTCTTGTCTCGTCAAAAAAATATGCAAAAAATGCTAAAACATGTTAACAGTATCCATTCTACTCC